GATATGTATTTGATTATTGCCGTTATACGTCAATTTCGGATAGACGTATTTATTGGATTGAAATAAGTCTCTTATGTTGGTCATTCGATCTCTATTATAAAGTATATAGTGCTTTATAAAGAGTAGCCTACAACAGTAAAGAACAAAAGTAAATAATATGGTCAGTCAAAAGAACATCAGTAGAAATACTGGTGTTTTTTTATTGGAGAAAAAGATATATTATAGCGAATGGAGGAATGTAATGACCAAATTTATAACCAATACTAAAGAAATTGCAACAGATGTTAATAGAAGACATCAAGATATTTTGGAGAGTGTTAGAAAACTAGACTTTACCAATAATTTTATTAGTGAAAATTTTGTAGGGTCTAGTTATACTGACAGTAGAGGAAAAGCGCAACCAATGTATATTCTTACTGTTCAAGCGAAAGATTATCTTTTAGCGCGGATGAGTAATATACGAAAACCAAAGAATTTAATCGAAAAAGAAATTATATACGAGTTACATAATTATTTTGGTGGAGAGATGGAAGTAATTATTCCTGCCGGCAGAATAGACTTGATTACAGATGATAGTATTATAGAAGTTAAAGAAATTAATAATTGGAAACATGCTATTGGTCAAGTGTTAGCATATAAAGAATCACTGAGTTCTGATAAAGAGCCAGTGATTTTTTTATTTGGTGAAGTAAATAACGAACAATCATTAGATTTGATTAATAGCGTGTGTGGCAGTTTATCTATTAGTGTCATGTTTGATAACTACACTAGTATTACTTTTGTATCTCAAGAAACATCATTAACTATTAATGAGATAAAATATATTATTGGCAGGGATACAAATTGGCTTCTGAATAATGAATATGAATATATTACTAGTCAACACAATAAAAGAGATATATTGGTTAGGCTATTCAATAAGTATTATCCAGACCCATATAAAGCTCTATTCAATCAATTGCAACATTAGGTGATACAATGGACTTACTAAGTCAAATATTTGAAGGTGAAAGCTCCTCTGGAAAATCTGGAGGAGCTTCTTTTGTTGGTCAAAGTATGCGCGAAAGATGCGCTAAAGACCTAGAGTTATTTTGCAGACATTATTTCCCTGACGTATTTACTTCGGAGTTTTGTGATTTTCATAGGGATGTCTTTCAGAAGGTACAAGGTTATATACTGGATGAAGACTATGAGAGTCTCAAAAAGTACATGACAAGAGCAGCACCGAGGGGGCATGGAAAATCTCAAATTATATCTATGGGATTACCTCTATGGTGTATTTGCTATGGCTATCGATGGAATATCCTTATTGTTTCAGATACAGCAGAACAGGCCGGACAGTTTATTACCGATATCAAGACACAATTGGAAGACAATAAAGAGCTAATCGATGATTTTGGTAATTTGGTTGGACGCAAGACATGGAAAGCAGATCGAATAGTAACATCTAACGGTATTCATTGTATTGGAAAAGGTGCAGGGCAAAAGCTTAGAGGTATCAAGTATAACAATAGAAGACCTGACTTAATTATCATAGATGACCTTGAGAATGATGAAAATGTTGAAACTGAAACTCAGCGTAGAAAACTGTTCAACTGGTTTTTAAAGGCTTTACTCAAGTGTGGATATACGAATACAATTTTTATCTACATTGGGACAATACTTCATTATGAGTCTTTACTGTATAAGGTGTTACATGACAAAGAATTTGCAATGTGGGATAGGAAAATTTACAAGGCAGTATATGAATTTTCTAATTCAGCACATTGGGATACTTGGGAAGGGATAATTACAAATTTATCTTTAGATAATCCTGCTGAACAAGCCTATAAGTATTATCAAAAGCACAAAAAAACGATGCTTAAAGGTGTAAAATGTTTATGGCCTGAGAAGGAAGAGGACTATTACTACAACCTAATGGTTGAAAGAGTAATGGATGAAGATTCCTTTAACAGTGAGCAGCAAAATGATCCAATGACAGAAGACTCTAGGATATTTAAAGAAGAATGGCTCAATAAGAACACATATGAAACACTTCCAGAGATAACAGAAGTTTACTACAGTGTTGACTATAGTATGGGCAAGAGTCGTAGGGCAGATACTTCAGCAATTATATGCTTGGGTAAAGGTATCGACAATTACTACTATGTATTACATGCAGATATCAAGCGCAGGAATCCTGATATAGTTATTGACGATATCATTATGCATATCTTTCAGTATTATGATAAGCTCAAGAAATTTGCTGTAGAGACTGATGTATTCCTTGAGTTTCTTGCTGGTGTAATGAAGGAAAGGCTTATGGATAAGGGGTTCTATGTTGATTGGGTAGAACTAAAGCAACAGGCACGAGGGGATAAGGATTATCGAATAAAATCACTAGTTCCTAAGATCAAAAATGGTTACATCAAGTTTCATAAGTCACAATTAGTGCTTATTAATCAGCTAAAGAACTATCCTAAAGGCAAAGTTGATGGAATTGATGCTTTAGAGATGGTCGTATCTGTAGCGTTTCCTTCAATTACAGGAGCGTCATTTTGCGTTGATTCTATAGGATCATCGTCATTGAGAAAGACTCAAGAGTATAATCTAAACTTACTTATGAAAAGGAGGTGGTAATACTGCAATGGATAAGAAAGTTGTTCGCAGGTAGACAAAAGTTAAACCCTGGGCCAACTGCAGAAACCTCTGTTTTAACTCTATGGAACCGTATTTTGCCACGTAGATATCGTTCATATCCAATAAATGTACAAAAACAAAAACAGCTACGAAACATTTCGCGTAATGGAATCATACGGCGAGGAATCGAGAGAATCAAAAGGGGTGTCTTAAGTTTAGACTATGAATTAGTCGCTACAGGAAAAACTAATAAAAAACAAATGGAACAACTAAAACTAGTTATTAATAATGTACTTAAGAATCCTAATATAGTACATGACTATCGAGCATTTTTTGATATGATTCTTGAGGATTTAATTGTATTAGATGCAGGAGTATTTAATAAGGTTAAGGGTGGCAATCCAATGAGGCCACTTTTTTTATACCCTGTTGATGCTATTACGATGGAAATTCTACAACCGTATGACTTTACCAATCCAAATGGAGATATGTTCTTACAAAGGTTAAATTCTGTTGATGAAAAGACATTTAATATTAATGAAATAGCGTATTTAAAGATTAATCATTTTACAGATACACCTTATGGATTAAGCCCCATAGAAACCATTTGGCGATACTTAAATTATTTCCTAGACGCTATTGATAATGCTTCTGATATCACAAGTATTGACACATCAAAATTCTTAGTTAACTTTGAGAACGCAACACCAGAACAACTTAAGACAATACGAGAGTATATTGCTAATGAAATTGAAGGTACTGGTAAAGTTCCTATGGTTGGTGGAGGTAAAGTCAATAGTGTACAAACAGGTGCAATTAATAGTGATGCACTGTTTCTTGATTTTCAGAAGTTCTTGCTTACGCTATGTGCCAAGTGTTTACATTTGCCCGAAAGTGTATTTGTTACAACCGATGTAAATGATAGAAACAATCTTTCAGAAGTTGAACAGCAAATACTTAAAGAAGCTGTAAAACCATATGCCGATTTAATTGAAAAGGCAATAAATCAACATATAATTCAAACAATGGGTATATATGGAGTAGAGTTTAAGTTTGCTTATGAAGAAACATTAGAACAAAAGAAACAAAAGGTAGACATTATTACTAAACAGGTAGCAATGGAGTTGCTTACAATTGATGAGGCTAGAGTTAAACTTGGTGAACAACCTTTGAATACTAAGTATAGCAAATGTACTATAGGTGAAGCCAAGGCATTAATTAATGAAGATCATCCAACTGCTGGTGGTTTCAATGGGTTAGGAATAAAGAAAGATAACTCAGGAGGTAAAGGAGGTGAAACAGGATAGATAAGTTACAACTGCAACTTCAAGACTTAAACTTTATGACTTCTCAAAAACATTCAAACATCATGTATTGGGAAGGAGCAGTAACCAAAATTGGTTGCGTATCCGATGGGATTCCAGGTGGTGGGACTGTACCTATCGTTTGGGAAAGGACTGCTGTAGAGCAAGCAATAGGCAGTTTAGTGTCAATGCCGCTTAATTGTGAATGGCCCGAAGATTTATTTAGTAACCCTGCAATAGCATTTACAGGGCATAATATGAGGTTTGTAATTGGGGCAGTTCAAAAAGTATGGATTGATGGCGACTACTTAATGTGTTCAGGTATTATATACAAAGATAATTTCCCCGATGTAGCCTATATGATACAAAATGCAAAAGATGCATTAGGTTTTTCAGTTGAATGCTATTCCAAAGAGAAGCAAATACAAGATGATGGATATGAGCATGTATACAAGGTTGAATTTACAGGATTAACAGCTTGCTGGCAAAATGTAGCTGCTTTTAAAGATACATTTTTTACTCAACTGGTAGCCTGTAGAAATAAAAAAAATAATCAAAGGGTGGATGATAATAGTATGACTCCAGAAGAAATGAAAGCATTGTTTGCGGAAATGACAAAAGGCATCTCAGAAGAAATTTCCAAGGTTCAAGCCAGTGTAGATCAAAAGTTTACTGCCTTGGAAGAACAGAAGAAAGCTGAAGATGAAGCTAAACGCCTTGAGGCTGAAAAACAAGCAGAGGAATTAGCTAAAGCTGCTGAAAATGATGAACTTGCAAAACTTAAAGCCGCTAATGAAGAACTTACGGCTAAACTTGAAGCTGCTACAAAAGTAATCCCTGGGCCGACTGCCGGGCAATCCGCTGTGCCTAAAGATTCCGATGTAGATTACAATAGCGAGCTTGATAAAATTAACAAAATGACTTGTAGTTTAGAGGAGAAAGTTAAACTGAGATTCTCACTTGCACTAAAAGCACAACAGTAAAATCTCCCATAAGCAGATCACCAAGAGGTGGTCTTTTTATTTTGTCTAAAAACGAAAGGATGATAAATTAATGAATAATATTTTTGGATTTCATGGGTTTGATTCTCAAGATTACAATCGGTATGTGAATGCTGTAAGGATGAGGGCAACACAAAGGATCCAGGCTGCAACTAGTTACCCTAATCCTAGCTACAATGTTGGTCATACAATGTTACTTTCTATTTTTGAAGATACAATTTATGATTATCTTAATCGTAGACTTTCAATATTCAATGTAATTCCATCGTATGAAGCTAATGGGCCAGCTCATTTATTCTTAGAACAAACAAAAATTCCTCAGAACACTCAGTTTAGTGATCCGAGAAATTTAACTTACAAACCCATCGATAATGACTATGGTCGTTTGCCAAAGTCTGCAATTGTAAAATGTCTTACTAGTAAATTCTCCATCCCGTATTTTGACACTCTTGCAGCTAGACAGCAAGCTGTATTGCCTGATTTTGTGACTAAAGACCTTAATGATTGGCTGTGGGCTTTTGACAAATTCATTAATACAAAATTGATTTATGGAAATGACACTAGTTTAGAGACTCCAACTACTATGGAATATGTTGGCCTTACTACTCAAATTAGCAAAAAGCCTGTTAAGCTCAAAACTGATATTACTACTACAATTACAGATATTCTTGAAACTGAAGTTGCCGTAATGGAATCCGATACTGTAAATGTTGGGCCTAATGATGCATCCTTAGTATTCCTCATGAATGCTAAAACAGTTGATCTGTGGGTTAAACAGGAGAGAAAAAGAGAAGGAAATTTCCGTCCGTATACTACAGAATTCCGTCCTGGTTTTAAGATTCCTTCCATTATGACTGCGAAAGGCGAAATTCCAATTATTGTTGAGAATTACCTTGATGTAGTTAACAACGCAGGTAACACTAGTACGGATCATCCTATTATTCTTTTGGATCGTTCAAAGGTTGAACGCAGGTATATCGGCAGTCCTAACCCTAGTGTATTCCCTTGGAATACCGGCAATGACCAACTATCTGATGATCGTCTGGCTGTATTGTTTGACTGTCTAATTGTTCGCGATCCTGCTAAATCTCATTTCCTGCTGAACTATCAAGTTGCTCAGTAAAACTAAGGGGCTGTATTTACAGCCTCTTTTTATTTTATCTAAAGAGGTGAATAAATGGCAAAAATAACGGGGGTAAAAAAAGAAGCAATAGAATCAGCTAATATCCTTAAGGTGAAGCTAAATAAGGAATCCTTAATAAAGGCTTATGGCTCTATCCCAACAGTTATCTATATTAATGGTTCTCGCATTGATTGTAGCACTGATGAATTAGAAATAAAGACTGAAGTAGCTAATATTCTGAGAGCCGAAGGTGTTATCGAATAATGGTCTTTTTAGATATTTCCGAAGTTAATCACTATTGCTCAGTTCCAGGTGTTACGGAAAAAGAAATAACCATAGCGAGTCGGCTAATTGAGGTCTATATAGGAAAAGACTTAAGCCTTGTGACAAAAGAAGAAATAGTGACACTTAATAAAAAGCGTAAGGGGAAACTTAAGCATACCCCTATTGTATCAATAGATTCTGTTGAAGGTATCTTTAAGAATCCATTTGGAAATTCTAGTGAGCAACTTGAAACCTCTAGTATTAGTGTTGATAGCGACTATGGATACTTTGAATTTCACGGAAACAATAAATCAATGAATTGCATAGTATTCTCTGCTTATGCTAATCAACTAAAGATAACATACACAAGTGGCTATAAGACTCCTCCAGAAGACCTTAAGGTAGCCTGTGGAGCACTTGCTGGAAACATCAAAAAACGTGGTGGACTTGACAATATGAACTCTTGGACTACTATTGATGAACGCATTGTCCTAACAGACGACTCAGTATTTTCTACTGATATTCGTATGTTGTGCCAGAGATATCGAGGTGTATAACTTATGATGATGCAAGAGTATTTTCCAGAGCGTAAAAAAGTATCACAGTGCAAGGGCAAGCAAGATGAACATATTGTACTCAAGAGAACTAGTAGATCAAGTTCAAGATTTAGTCAAAATAATATCTTTGAGGCATTACTTGAAGATATTACTAAATATACTAATGGAGATTTATTGACAATTGAAGACCAAAAGTATTTTGTAGTTGCAAGGAGAGATTCTTATTTAAGCAAAATAGCCCAATTGTACAAATGTAATACAACAATTGATATCGTTCGTCTTGCTAAAGAGTATATTAATGGTAATTACACAGGAAAATCCATAGAACAACTATTGTACTCCGATGTGCCAGCAATATATCAAGATATTACAGGTCACAATAAACAGTTTGAACCGGGTATTCTTGATACATCTACAAGAAAGTTCATTATTCCAAAACTGATTCATATTCAGCAGTTAGACTGTGTTAAATTTCGAGGTGAGCGAATGCAGCTTGATACTATAAACACCAGTCAATACGATGGCTTATACTACATACAGTGTCAACCTGACAAAAGACGAGTGGTGTCATCATGAATGTACCTAAAGTAATCCACAATGTATTTATGTTTTGGGCCGATAAGGTGTGTCGACGAATAGAGAACCGATGGAATTCTAGTGGTATCCAAGGTGAAGCAAACACTTGGTTTACCGTAGATACTGTCGGTTCTCTTATTGTAGCCCGTATTATGGGTAGTGGAGCTAAAGCATTTGCACTTGAATTTGGTACAGGATCGAAATTGGATAAAGATAACCCGTATTTATCTAAATACATTAATTCACCATATTTTAATAAGGAAAGAATGCAGAAAGCTTATGCAATCTTAGGTAGAGATAAAGGTGAAACTGTATATGGATTAGATGGATCATCTTATGAATCTTCTGGTAATGCTAAAGGATTAAATCTTGAGTGGGGGCTTAAGCCAAAAACTAAATATAAACCATATGTCCCTATTGAAGCAAGGCATATAATGGAAGAAGAATTTAGATTGGCAATACCTGAGATTATTGAAGATTTATCTAATGCAGCCTCAAAAGCAATAGCAGATGAAATAGCATTAAAGCTAACTATAAATATTTATGTATAAGGAAGGTGATAGTATAATCACTTTCGATATTAAGGATAAGATATATCAAATATTTACAAATGATACAGAATTAATGAGACTTATGGGCGATCCTATAGGTGATGAGCAGAAGAACCTCAAGTTCAAAAGACAAACAAGAGAGTTAACTGAAGTTGATGCTGATGTTTTACCATTTGTATCATTTGTTTTTATAGATGCTACACCAACACATAACTACCTGTGCAACAAAGGGTTACTTGAGTTAGATATATATTGTTCTGTAGATTATCAAGCTGGACAAATATATAGAGTGATAAAGCCTTTGTTGCAAAAGAACTTTGAGGACTTCCAGGTGATAGCTGAAGGTGAATCAAGTAGTGGCATAAGTGGCATCTATTGTTATCGAATAAGGTTTAAACCATTTGTAAATTCGTGAAAATGAAAGGATGATGTTTAGGTGGCAGGTATTGATTTAAATAAGACAATATTATTGCATGGAATTGGTAAAGGGTATTTTGAAACGGTAAATGGGAAATTTGTTGAAATCCTGTCTGGTCAAAGCCTTAAGTTAGATGTTACGGCAACAATGGAGGATGTGTATGGTGGAGATTCAATGTTTCCAAGGTATACATATATAAGCAAGAAAGAAGGAACTATTGAGATTGATGTGGCTGACTTTAGCTTATCACAAGTTGCTGTTGGTCAAACCGTAGATTTAGATTCGACAAGTGCTAAGAGGCTACAACGTGTCATTAAAAAGACTACAGATACAACAATAGGTAGTTCACTAACAGGAGTAACTGATGTTAAGTGTTTAAAGAGCGATGGAACTTTAGTAGCCATTTCTACAGCATCAACTCCTGGAGCCAATGAGGTTAAAGTGTCAGCTACCGGAGCAATTACTTGGGGCAGCGGACTAACTACTGGTGAATTTGTTTTTTGGTTCAAGTCTGATTCTAGTTCAGCAACTAAAGCTTTATTTATTAAGGATGCTATGCCTGCGGTCGCTGAGTTTTCTTGGGGATTTACCACAGAAGATAAAGACGGTGTTAAGTATCAAGTCGATATTTACGCAAAACGTGTTCGTGCCGATGGTAAATTTACCATTGATACTGCCAGAGACAAAGCTAGTGTTCCTAAGATGACTGTTAAAATTCTTGATCCTGGCGATGGAACGAATGAATTCTGTTCGATCACTATTAGTCAAGTTGCGTAAGATTAATAGGGGGCTATAAAAGCCCCTCTTTTATTTTTATTAAAAGGAGTGTTTAAATGACTGAAAATAAAAATGTATATACACTATCGCATACTGTTGTTGATGCTGAAGGTAAGAGGCATAAGGTTTATCCAACACCAATTCTTTATATCCAAGAAGTAGCCCAATTTTTAGCACAGGTGAATCCTGATTTTATCTTTGGATCATTTATGATTGCTGAAACAGACGAAATGGGGGTTCTTGAAAGAACAGAAGACGGGAAAATAATTTATGGAAAAATACTAACAGAAGAGCTATTAGGTATTGTTGAAATAGCCTTGCGTTTTAAAGAGACTAAAGAACAGATACGGCAATGGTTGGATATCGCTCTAGCACAAGAAATTATTGAAGTTCTTGTCGGTATATCTCAAGTAAAAAAAAAGAATCAGATGAGCAACCAGATTGGAACAGACTAATTGCAGGGTTACTGGAACATACAAGTTTAAATAAAGACGATATTTTAATGTTATCAGTTGCAGAGATTGAAGGTATTTTAGATGGAATGAATCGGAATAATGCGATAGATGGCAAAGATACAGGTGGTAATAGTAAAGTCTTTGAGGGGCATGAGGGGCTACAACTCCTAATCAATAATAATGGCAAGATATAAATGAAATAAGAAAGGCAGGTGATAAAATGGCTGACAGTATTATAGAACTTGATGCGAAATCTAATTTAGGGACAATAGTCCAGCAATTAAAAGATGTTAATAAGGAAAGAGATAAGTTAATTCAGTCAAGGGACAGAGGTACTACTACTGAGAAAAAATTTGTAGAAGAAATTGTTAGACTCAGAAAAGTAGAAAACGGGCT